AGAATATAATCAGTAACCAACAATAATTCAATTGCAGTACCTACATTGCTCACATAGTATTCCAAATTGCTGGTCACAATGGCTGTGACATTAGCTGCGCCAGGGCTCAATACCACAGGTGTACCGTACTGTTGAGCAGAGATAGTAAATTGTATTCCGTTGGCCGAAATACTCTGAACGTAATAGGTGCCGGGTGCTATGCCACCAATGGTTGGCACTGAGAATGTAATCTGTTCTCCCACATATAAACTGGCTGTGCTAGCTGTGGTGATATAGTTTGTACCAAATTCTGCTGCCGTACACAGCAAGTTAAACGTGCCTGATGCATAACTAGCAGGGATTACGTCGCCAATAAATTTGACCTTGAGACCGTTGGTAAATGTAACTCCATTGGGACTGGTATAGTTGGGCTGGCCCAGAATTTCGTCAACATCTATTGTGCTGTTTTCTGATTGCTCCAGCAATTTGATGCGACCAAAAATTTCTGGGTCTGTGCCATCTTGATAGTAAAGAGTGTCTTGAATTGCAGTCAGCAAAGGAATTTGCTCAAACACACCAGTGTTGTTTTTGTACCACTGTGTGCTACTGTAAGTAGATCCGTAAAGAATTCTGAACTTGTTGAGGTTTGGTACGGTAGCAGTTTTGGCCAAGGACATGTAGCTGTACCCACCCACAGTGACATAGCTAATTTGCCACAACTGATAGCGATCTGCTGGATCAACATCAGTGGTTTGATCAAAAAACACAGTGTCAAAGCTGCCTGGTTGAGCGTTAAATGTGCTGTCTCGTGGCAGTGGATCATACAGAGTAGTACGTTGCCAACCGCCGCCTTCTGCATCAGTTACAGGCTCAGTAAATACCAAAGTTCTACCATTGAGATTGGTAATACCATCAATGCCGCCGTAGGCAGCAATAAATTCTTCAACGGACACATTGTTGATCTGATTGAACTTGAGATTGCTAATCAAGTCTACTGTGCCAAAATTTGTTAAGTCGTAATAAAATTTCTGTGCGTCTTTCAACGGCACATTGAAAGTAATTTGACCAAGATCTTCACCATTGTTGACCACCCCCAGCACATCACGTGAACTGATATTTGGAGTCGACGGCACAACTCCGGCAATGCCAGGTGCTGCTTGTATCCAGAATCCCGGACCTGTACCAGCTTGACCATCAACAATGGCCAATTGTCCTTGCATGTTAGATTGTGTTTGACTGGCATAATATAAGGTATCGGGAGCGTCTTGTGGCACAGTAAATGTCACTAGACCGATCAATGCACCATTGCGGCTCACGCCAGAATTGTAAGCGTCACCTACTCCTGTGGTAGGAGATGTTTTGATCCAGAAAGGATAGTTGCCATTAAGGTTAAGGTTAAACACATAGGTGTTGCCACGGGCTAGTGTCAGTGTTGGATTAGACTGAAAGTCAATCTGATATGCCGAAATTCCCACATTAGATACACGATAATTTACCGTTTCTTTTGTATTCTGTGCTACTTGGAAAGTGTAACTACCACCGCGAAGCACTTCAATCACAGGATTATTCCCGGCAAGGCCAGAGAATGTGTAAACTCCATTTTCTCTATTGACCACAAAGTTGTCAGTGGTAGGCACACCAACTGCTGCTACATCAACAGCAGCAGGACCGTTGGGCAACCAAAAGTATTGACTGAAGTTTACAAAAGTATCAAAGTTTACAAACGGATCCCAGGTGTAATATTCACTAGCATACAGTCGATCTGGACGAGTATCGTTACCACCGTTGAATTGCACAGCATCGTTGATGCCAGGGTATGTGATTGCATTCTTGATTATGCTAGTATCAGGTTCAAGACTGATAACACCTGGCTCAAGTTGATAATCTGCGCGAGTAGTGCTTGGTTCAACCACATACTTGTCATTTGGGTTTACACCCGGGCCCACTGTGCGACCAATATAACCTTGTGTCTTTTTGAACTTGGGTTCCTGAATCAACTGATCTAGTGTAGCAGCCAAGAACTGCTTGTTGGTCTCAGTCTGAAATATCTGCGGAAGAAAATCTACCGAACGAGTGGTTGCCATTAAATTACTCCGCTTCCTGGGGCTGTGCGTAGGTTGGTGCTGGTCAAAGCGTCAATCACTTCTATGTTGTCAATGGTTGCTGCGTTAACAAACAACTCATTGGGAGCTGATCTAATTTCATAAAGATCACCAAAACTCTTTTGTGTGTTTAGTGGTACCAGGACCACTGAACTAATAATAGTACCCAGCTGACTATGTAAGTATGCTGCTACTTCTGAGAAGTAGAATGTGTCACCAAAGTTCCATTTATCAATGCTAAAATAAGTGTTCATTTCCGCCACCACTGAACTCTTGATCTCACTGACAGATGCAGTAGAATTACTAGCTCTAATAACTTTGATAGTTGCACGTAGTTCTGGTGCAGCTTTGGCACCAAACAGCGGCTTGAATTGCACAGAATTCATAACAATGTTATCACTGATCATTTTATAATTTTGCAATCCCTGATAGGCAGTGTTAAGTTCGTCAATGGTCGGTACATCTGGTTGTGTCACAGTGTTTGTAGTGTCACGTATCCAGTTTTGGTATGCAGTATAGTATGCCTGTGTGACCACATACAAGTCGATGATGTTGGTAGTGCCCGGATCAATACGATTGGTTAGTGGAGAGTTATGACGATATTGGTAGTACAAGCCTTGTCGGCCAATTCTAGCAATCCAGCCGTCTACTGCAACAATAGTTCGAACACCAGTAGCACCAATACTGAGTTCATAAAATGCTCCAGTATCTGTCAGACTAGGATTTTGATTGTATGCATAAAACACCTGACCCGGACTCCACTCACTCTTGACCAGTTCAATGTCGTCAAGTGTTGCATAGTCGCTGGTCACACGTTCTGGTTCAACCAGCAAGTATCTTTGCAGGTTATCAAAGTCCAGTGTTTGTTGCAAGAATACATATTTTTGTGTGGGATTTACTGTGGGTGCAACAATTTCGTCAAAGAAATCTGGATTGTCTGGCACGCCGTCATTGTCGCTGTCACGATATCCAACCAAGACCTGGAAGTCATCTACATAGCCGTCACTTTCAACTGGTTGTCCAATAATAGTCATTATGATGTCGCCGGGCAGGCTCTCTGTGGAGTCTGGCTGGGTGTTGACTGCCAAGCAGTTGATAAAATCTTTGATCACAGTACCTGTGCGACTGTCGTAAACTTGTTGACCATCATAAAAGAAGAAACGTGTTTGCAATACTGATCCAAAGCTATAGGCCAAGCCACGGAATGTGATTGTGTAATTGTTGTTTGATGTAGTGAACTGAATCAACCAGGATGAATCAAGTTGCTGACCTGTTTGGCTACCAGCATTGGCTTGGCTCCATGCAGCATTGGCTGCTAGGTTAGCGGATGTGATCAGATACCACGAATATGCTGTGCCGGTGACACTACCATCGTTGTCGTAGCCAAGACCAAAATTTCGATACAAAACAATTTGCTCACTGATTGCAGTTTCAAGATCCAATGGCAAATCTGTAACAAATAATGGAATAATGGTGTCTACAACAGCACCAGTTGGCACAAAGTTGTTGATAGTAACAGGGCCGGCGCCTGATGCTAAGTTACCAAGTCCGTTGTTCATACCGTCAGCAATAACATCCATTGGGCTAGCCCAAATTTCCAGCCGTTCATCGGCACGAGTAGGTGTGCCTTGAATTAGTCTGTTGTTGCGATCAAAATAGTATCCAGCAGGAGGAACAAATTTGATCAAGCTACCCACAATAGCGTAGTAGAATGGGCTCAGAGTACCAGCTGGCGTTCCCACAGGAATTGGTGTGCCTGAAGAATTTTTAAAATAGCCTGTGGTTTCGTTTGCCAGTGTTGTGCTTTGTTGCCAAGTGCTGCCTAGTGTTGTGCCAGTATTTACCCCCTCACGTGGAAAGTTAGCATAGTAGAACTGGCGCATGGTTGATTGAGTCAGCTGCGGCTGCACTTGATTGGTGATCACGTCAGCAATTTCGTTGCGTGTGTCCCAGGTAAAATTAATTGTCGGTAAGATTAATTGTTCCCAGATTCCGCCGTCGCTGCCAAATGTATTGGTTGAACTGTATTTGCCAGTGTTGTCCACTAGATCCAGGTATCGGCTGGTACCAATGCTGGCTCGGTTCACAGCTTTAGATTTCAAAATGCTGTTGTACTGAGTATACGGAAACAGATTGTAGTCTTCGCCGTTGACCATGCGATTTTGTGTGTAGTAACGTGCAGGAGCACGCTGCTTGATTTCAGCAATGGGTTCACGAGCTTGGCTGTTGCTAACTGGCTGAGTGATGCCGCAAGTAAAAGTAACAGTTTCAAGGTTGCCTGAACGGCTAATATAGCTAATTGGCAGTGTAACTGCTTGCATCTCTTCAGGATTGATAATGTACTGCAAACCATTGCTGGCCCGCACATACGCACGAAAAGTTCCCACAGGAATTTCGCTAAAAACACCGTCGCCAAACACCATGGTAATTTGGTCGTTGACTCGACTGGTCACGCTGTAGATTGGGCGCAGAGAAGTGCCTAGTTGTTCAGCTGCTGCTGCATACACATTCTCCACGTATGCCCATTCACGAGAAATTGTACCAACATTGTCTAGCTGAAATAACCAACGATCTTGATTGTTGATACCTTCAACGTTGATGTTTACTGTGCGGTTTGCAATACGTTCAGCCAAGTTGAAGTCTTGGTTCTGCAACACGCCCTGCTTGAACAAGAAAAAATATCCTGTGTTGTTTGAGTTGAATCCCAGTTGATCATTGCGAAAAAGTACATTGAATGGCTGATTAGGTTGAGGACTAGGCTCATACAAATAATCTTCACCGGTTGACGTTGAAGTCACTGCTTCAAATGGCATGTTTATTCCGTCGACTGTGGACGCATAAGGAATCACTGGTAAAAAGCCTGGTACCAAGTTAATGGCGTATTCGTCTGTGCGAACTCCCAGCAGTGTTTGACGATTACCCGGGCGACCAATCTTTTGTGTGTCTACCAAACTGGCATTGATAATTGCTGTAAACTGTTCTTGCCAATCAGGGTTGGTGGGATCAGCCCAGTCTACAGTGACGTTTGAAAGATTAACACCGTTGTAGTCCACAACATTTTCTGTTGTAACAACAGAAAATACCTTGAGCAGGCCTTCGGCTGCTGTGTTGCGTTTGGCGGTGTAGCTGACTAGGTCAGCAAGGCGGTTGACTGAATCTTGACGTTCAGCAGTGTCTAGGTAATTTTCACGAGTATTAAGGTCTGTACGGAAAGCAAGTGCCTGCCCCATGAACGCAATAACGTCCAGTATCGCAATAAATTCTGATGATTCAATGTAGTCATTGAACGTTTCTGGATAGTACAATCGCAAGTAATCAACAAAACTCTTACGCAGAGTTTCAAAATCGTAGCTTTGGAAGTCAGCTTCTCGATAGGTTTGATAGATCTGTTTCCAGTCTTCAACGCCAAATATAGCTGTTTGTCGTGTGGTTGTTGCCATTCTTTGAAACCTTGTGTACCTTTGATTTATTTATGGCTACACAAAACGGCGTAGTTATAGTTAAATGTAACTGGCGCGGCGGGAGGTTATGTCAAAAAATATGCTCAATCGTTCAGCATCTGTTGTAGGATTGATTGTAAGTTCAACCTGTATCAACATGCCGTTGTCTTGCGGAAACACTTGTATATCTGAAATGAATATTCTAGGGTCGCCGCCTGCCACACGCTGTACTTCATTTACAATGTTGTTTTGTAATTCTTCAATCTGCGCTTCAAACAAAAAATTCCACAAGATAGTGCCGTAGTCTGGGCGACCTGGCAATTCTCCCTGGCGAATGTTAAATGCATTCAGCAGGTCTTGTTTGATCAGCGGAAAGTCAGTCAGGGTGAATTTCTTGACTTGGTTGATTGTGTTGAATCCAATAAATGTTTGAGCCATATCAGTATTTACCGTAGATATTATGCAACATTAGACTACCCTTGAATATCGCCAGCTAGCAGTCTCAATCGTTCTTGAATTTCAGCGCTGGTTTTGATCAAGTACTGGATTAAATTTTGCAGCTTGTTGAGTCCAGATATTGGATTTTCTAAAATCCTTTGCTGTTTTGCTGTGCCCGAAGCAACAAAAGAATACAGTTCGGCTATTGCATTGGGCCCTTGATTGTCATAGTTGTTTTTGGCAGAGGTAAACTCACTGTTGATTGCTTCCCATTGTGCTCGAGTAATGTTTTGTCGAGTCTCTAGTGCAGATAATTTGCTTTCTACTGACTGATAAATTCTTCCAGTTGGATTAACAATACCGTTGAGTACAGCAGCATACAGCACAGAAAATCTGTCAGCGAATGCGTCATCAGACAAACTATTGCTAGCAGTAGAACTGTAGTTGGGTTCAGGGATCTTGTCATTGCCCAGCACTCGTGTGGTAGCAGCATCCAGTGTTTCTCGATTGACAGTGTCCGCAGCTGGTACTGGAAAATCTATAGCTTTGAACACTGCTGGCACTTTGGTTTCAGCTAGATTTACTGCATAAGCGCCATCACGAACAGCAGTATCAAATGCTGCTTTGGCATCAGCAGGCACCGGCAAACCCTTTAGTAAATTTTCAGTATTGAGAACATCCTTGGCTGCACTCAGCGATACACCAGCAACTCCTTGCGCACTGAGTTTGTCAATGGGAATGCCAACTGCTGCAAGATCAACCAGGC